AACAAACTTAGCTCCGCCCGATAGAACACCAGTCTTGTGTGCGCGTCTAGTTCCGTTGCGGTGTCGCGCGTCAAAACCATCAGCAAGCTGTTTAGCTTGTTCTGAAGTTAGGTTGCCAGGAAACTCTATAACACCAGCGGCAGAAGCTCCAGTACCGAAGAATCGTGCTGCGTAATCGCTTAGTGCAATGTTTAGACCAAGTGACTGCTTTAGAGTTTCTACTCTGCTTAGTCCTTTTAGGTCGCCTGGCAGGATGAGGTCAACGATGTGAATAATCTCGTCACCCGAAAGTGGTTTATTTTCCTCTTGATAGATGTAAACCTTTCGACCAATCTTGGAGCGTTCTACTTCAACCTTTTCAGGGTTTAGGTTTACTAGGTTTACAACTTGTCCTTGTGCATCGCGGAATACGCGAGTGTAAGAATTGCCATGTACGAGCAAGCTTGAAAAGACCTGCTGAAAGAACGCTGCTCTTGTGCTTAGGTCAATGTCAGGCTGATCTAACCAAACAGGTCTGGGGTTCAAGGGTCGGCGAATTGGCCCGACTCTTAGATACGCCCCACATGGCAAAGTCGAAATAGTGTCTGAGATAAGACTGACTGCTGAAAAGAAAGCAACAATCTCAAAAGACTTTTTGGTAGTGACATTTACGCCAGCTTCGCTTTGTAAACCGAATGGCTCACCTGCACCCCAAATAGTTTGAAAACTGACGGCGCGTTGCTCGAAAAGGTTACCTAGCATTACTTACTTCTTTCAATGGCTATACCGAATACTAAAAGTCCAGCTCCTAGTAGAACTAAGCCGGCTGGTGGATAAATAAAGGCCGCACCGAGTGAGATTGTCAGGATGCCTGTCGCCTGGAGAATAGTCGCTGTCATTACCAACCTAATTGAAAAATTGCGGTGTTAGTTCATCCTCTAGTTTACTGCTATTTATACACCTGTCTAAAGCGATTACAGCAGCAATAGCAGCGTCAATCTTTCTTGGGCTACTGGCAGACTCTTTTGTGATCCTTCTGCCCTGTCTGTCCGATTTGACGACTGTGTTGTCTAAATGCCTTGTTAGCACCGGATTGCCGTCATGTGTAATTGTTTGCTCGGTCACAGCGTCATAGAAGATTTGACAAGCAGGAACAATTCGAGCTGCTGAGTAGGTTGGAAAGGCTACAACTGGAAAACCCATGTCCTCAAGCATTACCATCGTTTTTTGCCAGCGTGGGGGGTCAAACACAAGTTCTCGGACATTTCTGTATTTGGTGCAGAACTGAATGATGACATCTTCGACCTCTAGTGTCGGAACACGCCAGCTAGCGTCATCTTCTGAAGTCTTTTCCCAAACAGCGATTGTAAAGATGTGTGGTTTATCGTTCTCATCTCTTGGTAACCGAACACCAATCACTGCTGTCGAGTCATTTGACCAAGAACCATCAAAACCAATGATAAATTCGTCATCTTCGTTGTAATCGGAGTCAACTTGCAGTTTTTCCCACGCGCCAGAGGGTAACCAGCTATCTTTTGATGAAACCCACTGATTTACCCTTTTACGCCTAAATTCTGACTCTGGAGTACGCAAAACTGCTGATTCAAAGTCTGACCGAGCGCAAATGTCGTCAAAGCCAGGGTTGGACAGTTGCCAAGTTGCAGGATCGTCATAAGGCATGTCTTGAGGTGCTTCCCACCAAGCCATAAAGAAAGTTGGGTCTTTTATTTCACCTCTTGTAACTTTCTGACCATACTGATACATCTCATAAGCGATTGAGTCCCCGCCTGTGCTGTCTGATTTCACACCAGCAGTTGTAATGGCAATCATCGTGGCAAGGTTGCCTCGCGCACCTTGGGCAAGTTGCATAACATCCCAGAGCGCCCTATTGGGCTGGGCGTGAGCCTCATCGAACACAGTGAGAGTTGGCGATAAGCCTTCCTTGCTAAACGCTTCGGCTGACAGCACCCTGTAAACCGAACCGGTACTTGGAACCTCAATCGCATCTCGGTAAATTTTACAGATTTCTGACAATTCGCTTGCTTCTATCAGTTTCTTGGTATCACCGAATACTAGACGAGCCTGATCCTTGTCAGCAGCACAAGAATAGACTTCAGCACCTCTAATTCCTGAGCCAACAAGCCCATAAGCGGCAACAACCGACATAAGTGAACTTTTGCCATTTTTCCTTGGAACTCCGACATAAGAAATTCGATTTTTTAGTCCTTTGTCATCGTGAGCGAACAAATGGCGTAAAAGCTCTGTCTGCCAGGGTCTAAGTTGCATAGGCGTACCTGCTTTGCCCGCAACCGAGTCTTTTGTGATAATTCCAAAGGCTTCAGCAAAGTCAATGACATCTTCACCCTCGCCGTTGTCTAATTCAGCCTGAGTTATGGGTGTTAGCCAAAGCGGGGGCCAGTTACTGACGCTTTTCAAGCTCACGCTTTGTCCTTCTGGCAAATAGTTCTTCTAGCTTTGACTCTCGCTTGACTTCGGCTAAGCCAAGTCTTGACCGAGCCTCTGGCGAGAAGCCGAGCTTATTGATGTTTGACGAGATGATGCTTTCTAAGTCATTGAGTTGTTTGTATAAGTGCCAGTCGTAGTCGTGCTGCAAGCGTTCCATAATCTCGCGCCGTCTGTCGTATTGCTCGCAAGTCATCTGGAGCAGGTGGACATCTATCGCACCAATCCAAGGCAAGGCGTATTTGTAGACATCATCCCAGAGCTGTAAGCCGTCTTGACCGAGTTCTCGGACAGGTTGGCGCTGTCCAGGCGTGATTGTGGCCAATTCGCCTTCTTTCGGCAAGTTCTGGTGACCAGGGTTGCCAAGTAAGCGTTTTTGCTCAATCGGCTTGGCTGGGTTAGGCATAGGGCTTCCCTTCCTTTGTTTTCAAGGCTATCAGAAAAACTTTGAACCTAGGAGCTTTACGGAAAGGTGCGAGCGGGGTGTCGGTGCGTTCGGCGTGTCGAGGATTTGCCCTACCCTGGGGGCTGTCCCTAGGGGGTAGCGGTTTTGGGTTGCGGTTGCGCTGTGTGTGGCGCGTGCAGGGCGTGCCAGAATAGGGGCCTAGTGTTTTGCGTGTTTATTAGGTAATGCCTTGTATAAGCGTTCTATGGCCTTCTAGGGCTAAGGGCTTAGGCCTATTGGTTTATTAGGTCAAGGCTTAGGGCCTAGGCGGGGGGCGGGGGCGTGTTAGGCGGGGGGTATCCCTTACGCCCTTAGTCATTAGGGCAGGGGCTTCGAGCTTCTTCTTCTTGGGTTGATCTTTAGCGGTCAAGCTGGCACGGGCTAGGGGGTAGCGGTTAGGGCATTCCGTTGCTTACTTAGTTAGTTGTTATTGCTTCGGGCTAGCCGTGCCGCACGGGGGGCGGGGGCGCTTCGGGTAAAGCTAAACCCCTAAGCTGTTAGGCCTAGGGGTTAGCGGTGTTGGGTGTTTAGTTATGCTTCTTCAATAGTTAGGCCGTGTATCCGGTTCATTGCGTCATAATCGTTAGCCTTCACGCGGTAGCGTAAGCGCCTAACTTTAGTTGCGCTTCGTTCTTGTATTGCCCTTCTTATTGATCTTCTAGCGCTTATGTGACTACGCTCGATAATCTTTAGCGCTTCATAACTATTGCCTAAGCCTGGATATGGGTAAGTTATTTGACATTGCCATACACCTAAACCATTAGCGCTAGTTGTTAGCGTGTAGTCACTCATTGCTTTATTCCCTTCTTGCTCTCTTTAGCGATTACCCCGCCAAATAATACGGCTAGTAATGCGGTTAGGCCGTAAGTTGCGCGTGTAGTAGTTCGCCACGCTCTTACCCATTGCGGGCCTTGTAATTGTTGCGGGGCGCTACTCGATGGGCGCGGGGCATAGATCGCCTTCCGTTCATCGCGGGTTAGCGCGGGCAGCGTGAAGCCTTCGGGCAACGGCTTAGGGGTTGCTAGTTCCCGTGCCTTCTGTTGCGCCAGTATGGCGCGTGTCCGGTTAGCGTTCATTGATCTTCACCGCTTCGGGGTAATAATCTTCTGCGCAAAATTTGCAGACTTCAATCAGATAACCAGTGTTATCAAAATCAACCCAAAGCGCTTTTGACTCAAGGCGCGATTGCATAGTTTTGCAACTAGCGCAACCGCCTAGGGTTTCAAGTTCTGGCCCTGGATAATAGATTTTGAATTGCGATCCGTCTACTTGGTAGCCGTTGCCTTCTAGGTAATACCCCATTAGTTTTGGTTCCCTTCTTTTAGTTGTGTGTGTATGTCGTAAGCGCGTTCGGTTATTAGTTCGTGTAGATCTTCCAAGAATTCTTGGTCATTCATTAGCGAACTAGCAACCGCCCCAAAATCTTCTTCGGGTAATGCGGCTTCAGTGTGTGTATAGATTTGCCAAAATACTGGCGCATCCGGTTCATATTGCTTCAGTATCTCTTGTAATTGCCTAATGGTTAGGCGTTCTTCTTTATACATTTACTTGCATCCATTCATCTAGCGTTAGATCATATTCGTGACCGCATCCATCGCAAATAAAGAAGAATTTGCGGCCTTGGTAAATTGTTGCGGTTTCATCTATATCTATATGGCAATAGTTACATTGCCCGCCAATAGCAACTAGCGGGGTAATTGTTATTCGGTCATACATTCTTAATCGTTCCCTTCTTCTTCGGTATAGCTATTCATTAGGGTATTTATAAATTGCCTAACGTCATTTGGGCGGGTTGCATATTCCGTTAGCGCCTTAGCTAACAGATCAATCTCTAAATAGCCCAAATCTGGCATTGCTTGACTAGTTAGGTTTTCACCATGCTCTTCTTGACTCCAACCAACTAAGTCAAGATACAGACTCGACGGGGCGGGAAACGCGTAGTTCCCTTCACACCAGCTAAACAAGTTCGCGGTATCTGCCGCATAGTCTGGCGCGGTGTCGCACAATTCAAAGAATTTATTGCTAGTCATTAGTTGCCGTTCCCTTCTTCAAAGTAAGCATGTTGGCATTCAACGCAAAACCCTAATTCTTCTTTATAGGTGTCTGCGTCAAGTAGCACGGCCTGGCAGGTGTCGCACGGCCTAGTGTCTGGCACATCGCGTTCAATAAGATCGATAACCAGCTTCATATTTATAGCTAGATATCCATTCTTCAGTAGCCCAATAAATAATTTGGCTAACGCGTCGGTGTCATACATTGCTTCTTGGTTATAGGTTGCTTCATTCATTCTTTATATTCCCTTCTTGTTATAGGTGTCTAGGTATTTTTGTATCGCTTGTTTTTTTGTATAGCCCATATAGGTCAAGGCGTGTCTGTATCCTTCAAATACGGCAGACACTAGATAAGCGCCAGAATGATCTTTGGTTATGTTTAGTTCATCAGGATAGACGCGGGCAAAATCTAAACCAGCTTCTTCTAGATAGCTTCTTCTTACTTGCTTCTTCATTTATTGGTTCCCTTCTTATTCTTCGGTTATTTTGTTTAGTTCAAGTTCATAGATTCTTATGTATCCGTCATTCGCTACTTGTTGCCAATTAAGCGTTAGGCCCCAAGGCTTACGCTTGCTTAGCCAATAAGCCTTCAGGGTTTCCAAGGCTTCTTCTTCGGTTTTGCTAATCGTTCTAAATGTGTAATTGCGTATATCTAGTTCTGCGTAGATCACTTATTAATTCCCTTCTTAGTTTCCAAATAAATAGGCGACGCCGTGCGAGATGAATGGCGCTAAATAAATAGCAAAATTTAGGCCTATCAATAGCGTTGCGATTAGTAGTAAGCGGTTTAGTTGCTTTGTTGTAGCGTTCATTCTTTACCCCTTCTTATTTGGCAATTTGCCATAAGTCAAAAATAGCAAATTTTGGGCAATTTTGGCAAATTTTGGGTAAATTCCCTTTTTGGCGTGTTTTGGGCAAATTGTGCGGCATTGCTATTCATTAGGGGTTCAAGGCTTAGGGCCATATCCAGGGGCGGGCTTAAAGATCCTTAGGCTTCGAGCGCGGGGGTTTTGGCTTAGGCGCTAGCCATTAGGGGCTTGCTTCAATTTGGGCGGCATATCCGGTTAGCGTGATTTTTGGCGGTTGCTAGCTATTCGGGCCTAGGGCGTTGCCTAGTTGCGGGCGCTACTCGCGGGGCGGGCCGTGATTATTCGCGGGGCGGTGTCTATTACCCGCTGGCCGTCAAGCTGGCAGGGGCGGGCAGGGGCGTAGATCTTCGAACAAGTTTTCGATTA